CCTGGGCGTGCATCCGCGTGCGAGCTTATCTCAATAAGGTCCACACCGTACTCGTCGCACCGTGTAAATTGCGTTTCGGTGGTGACATTACGCACGCTAGAACGTAACACCGTTTGCGCGTATGCTTCGGTGGACCACCTACGCCCCGCGCTGTCCACGATTGCGGGAATTCCCTTCTTGCTCCATTCTCGCACTGTCTGCGCTATTGCATCGTCGGTGGAAATAACGCCGGTGGATATTTTCAACGCCGCCTTGTTCACACTATCAATATACACACTTCCCGCGCCCTCTAGTAACTTTTGCTGCGTGAAGTTTATTCCGTCAACGGCAAGTCGTTGATATTGCGACAGGATTGCTTTGAGTGGTTCCGACGCGTCCGGCGGTAGTGCATCAAGTAACGTCACGCCGACTTTTCTAGCGTTGGCAAAGGCCGGCTCGATTGCTTTGATTGCGTCGGCTGCCGCCTCTCTGATTTCGTCCTCAGTATACTTCGCGAGTGTGTTGCCATACTTAGCTAGTACCCTCCTATTCGCCGTGTTTAGTGCGCCGTAGTCAGCTAACTTTTCCATCTGCCAATTAGCGGACGTTTTGCCACGACGAAGATAGCCGATGATATTGAGCATAATATCGGTTTCGATGTCGTAAAGGAGTTCTAACGTTGTCAAATCGTCTCTCCAACAGCCCTAGCGTATAAGTCGCGCTTTGGTGCTGGTTGTTCCTTGTAAGAATCCTCACATAGTTGGTATAGTTCTTCGCCTGTCATCTTCTTAAGCTCGCGCATGGTCTTTGGCTTCACGCCGAAAAACTCGCACTGACTGCGATACACCGATATGATGCTTTTCTTGTTGACCTTTTCGCCAAATATCCTCATATACTCCCCTTATTCAAACGGAAATGGATTGCTCGTGTTCACCGCTAGTTTGTCCGCCATAGCCTTTGCATCCTTGTCGTCAAGCCCGTGGATTTCGCGGATCGCTGTTTCTTTGTCCACAAGGCCCGCGCTAAACAGGTTAATCCAATACATGGCCTTGCTGTTACGGTCCTCAATTACGCTGTCGTCAAATTCAACGTCATTCTCGTCACTCACATTTTCCAACTCTGCGATGGCGTCCATCAGATCAATGATTCCGCGCTTGTAGTTATTCTCGATATTTCGCTTGGTCTTGAATGTTTTGCTGTTGTCGCTTATAACCTCAGTCGCCGTCTTTACTTGTCCGCCGTCGAAGGAAAAATGCCCGCGACTGAACCCTATTTGGATTGCGTAGATATCCAAGAGCGTTTGGATTGCAAGTTTGATTTCTTCGATACGCAACTCGACCGAATTGTCCTGTATCTGCAGGCTGTTGTCCTCGTCGATATTCAGGCCAACAAACACCTCATCTGTCGGGTCAAAATACTTGGTGGGCTTCCCGTCCTCGCCAATAACCGAACGGATCGCGCCCTCAGGAACGATGATGCGTTTCTTGCCGAGTACCATCTCGCTATTGAGTGAATCAAAGGCAATGTCCAACGCTTTTAGTGTGTCCATTGCGTTGGCATAGATAGAAACGCCTAGCGGACTTTCTGGGTCGAAGTTGTTTGCAACGTGTGGGCGGATATAGGCAAACAATGGAACGGCTGTTGCAATGAATACTTCTTTCTCGATGTCGTCGGGCAACGATACTTTTTGGTTTGTCGTGCGGTCATACATTTTATTGGTGATAGTGTATCCACCGTCAGTCTTGCGATGCGTTTCTACCAGCATGAGCTTCTTGTCGCCCTGCACAAGGTTCGACACAAAGTGTGCATCGGTCACGCGCGTGTTGTCCCATGACAGTGGTACGAAGTTTTGAGCCTTCACGAAGTCAATCAGAATGCTCTCGCCGTCGCTACGCACCTTCATAGCACCGCCACCAAGGGCAAGGGTATACTCGGACAACTCGGTCAGATTCTTGGTAAAGTCGTTCGCCTCAAGTACGTCAAGCACTTTCTGATTGCCTTTGTACTCCGGTGGTTCGCTGAATACCAGCGAGTTGAGTTCAGCGCACGACACCTTCGCCATGTTCATGGTAAGTCGCCGTCGCTTGCGTGTACGCCCGTCAACGGTGCGGTAGATATAATCCAGCCAAGGTGCTTGCATCTTGTATACGTCAAACCATTCGTTGATCGCTTCGTCGCGATTCGCCACTTCCGCCGGAATGTCGTTCAGTATCTTTTTCCACATGCTTTTAATCCTCTCAAATATGGTCATACCATCAATTCCCTATATTTCCCTTCAAACGAATACTCGAAGGAGTCTAGACTGTCCACGTTGCTTGTCCCGTCGTCTAGCCGTTCTTCCTTCATGCCCTTCGGGTCCCACACCGCATTCTCTACCGCGTCAATCAAGTGTTTGCACCGCTTATGAATAAATGCGCGGTCACAAGCGAACAGGTAGTCAAGCAAGCGTATACGGTCAACAATCTTTATCTTCTTGCTACCATGTACATTCAGCACACCGATGTTGCGCATGGATTTCAAAATCAACTGCTCGGCACTATCAACATATCCGTCCTGTATAGTATACAACGCTTTTTGTTTTTCCGCAAACACTTTGAAGTTTTTCAAAATATGCTCGGTTGATATATTCTCTTTGTCGTATAGTTCATCTAACGCAGCTATGGCAAGTTTGCCGTCCTTCCAGAAGAAGCCGGTAACCACGTAGCTTGTTGCGCTCTTGTTTCCGCCGATGTCAGCACCAATAATGGCGAACAAAACGTCATTCGGGTTCTCACGTATGATATGCTTGTCGCGGTCAAAGCTAGTATAGATGGACCCCTCGGCGCGAACACGCCGACCAAGGATATACCGCTGATAGAACACACCGGTGTATTGGCGTTCCAGTTCTACTTTGCGCTCGGCGGTGATTGCTGGGTTGTCGTCTAGGGTGAAATGAAACCAGCGGTAACCAGGTATTTTGTCGGCAAGGAATTTGTCAATAAAGTCGGTGTATATCCAATGTGATGGCGCGTCTGGGTTCAGCGTCCAAAAGTTTCGCCGGTCAAGCGACACCGCCGTCCGGTTGAAACATTCAATGATCGTGTTCTTGTGGTGGTTGTTGATTTCATCAGCGTACCAGCCTGCGTAGGTTGCGCCACGAATTGGCTTGTAGCTTGCCACGTTATCGCCACCGAAGTAGTACACTTTCTTTTGCGTGCCTAAAAGCTGCAAGTATTTCGCGTTGTTCTTGTCGACTTTCTCGGCGAATAATCCGCCGGATAACGCAATAATGCCAAACTCGTTTTCAATGCAGTTGCGGTACAGCGAACCTTGCGTTGCGCCGGTCATAATAAACCGACTATTGTTCACCGGATACGAAAGCACATAGTCAATGAATGCCTTTAGGCTGGTGACCGTTTTCATGGAACGAACCGAACCTTCCCACACCGTGAGAAAGCCTGTGTTGTTCATGGACTCGAGTGCTTTCGCACCGAAGGGCAAAAGGTTATGTATTTCCATGTTGGAGTCTTTTTGATATTTCTATATAACGGTTGACAGCTTCGCCTACTTTTTCATCATCCTGCTTGTCAACTTGTCCTAAATATTGCTTCCCTAGCCATATGAGCATGGTTGCGTTACCACTCAAGGCGCAATCAAATTGCGCTTTTCGTAGCTTCGGTTTTGCGAACGCCATTTGCTTTTGCTCTACATATTCCGCAAATGTGATACCAAATTGCTGTTTTACCCTTCTTTCAACGGTATCATACGACAATTTTATATCAAACGAATTGAGAACGGAAACGATCTCCTTGCAGTTGCAAAACACCGCACAAAGGGAGTCAATCTTGTCAAAGTCTACTTCGATTTTGGGTCTGCCCATCTTCTTTTTAGCCGGCATGTCTACACATTACCCCTCTTTCCCATATTCGTCAACAACTTTCATCGCTTCGTCCAAACTATGTACCACGCAATAAATGCGCCCGCTTTCTTCACACCGCTTTTGGAATCGCTTTTGCGCATCGCTTTGCCTGCCTTTCGGTGTCTTGACTTCCATGTATATAGTCTTATCCCCGAGCCACACGATAAGGTCTGAAACGCCGGAACGAAGCCCCATCGATATAAGGCGGCCCATGGCTTGCGGGCTGGTTTTTCTTTCGTTAGGAACGGAAAACACGAAGATACCGAGGATTTGCAAATATTGGACAATGGCTGATTGAATCTTAGCTTCGATGTGGTTCATAATAGCTCCTGTTGTTGTGGCGTGTATATTTCTTCTGGTGTAAATAACGCGTTTTGGCTTATGTGTGTTTTGAAACGCCGTTCTTGTGCGTTCCAATAATCTTCGTCTATTTCGCATCCGGTAAAATCAAATCCCATATCATAACAGGCAATACGAATGCTGCCAGAGCCAACGTGGCTGTCAAATATTTTATCGCCTTGCTTGGCATAATTGGTCAAGAGCCACTTGTACAAAGCTATGGGCTTTTGGGTGGGGTGTATTTTTCCACCATCCATATTCATTGGGCGCATACGGTACATTCTTGCAACCATATCAAAAGAAGTCCAGGCAAGTTCACATTCAGCAAAGTCGCGACCGTCGTTTTTTTTATCCCAAATCAAAAAACATTTTGTTGGTGGAAGGTTGAAATAATTTCCTCCCCAAATTATTTGATTTTGCGATATTCTTTGCAATTCATGAAAGTACAAATCAGATGGTATTTGTTTATCCCAGTCTTTGCCTTTATCCCATTGCTTGTTTTTTCCTGCTCCGCCGGTCATGTTACCAGCATCTAGCCCATATGGAGGGTCGACTATGCAAAGCTCGTAAAACTTGTCCGGCACACTTCGCATAAACTCCATGCAATCGCATAGATGAACAACGTTCATACCACCTCCCATATCCCACACGCCGCCGCAACAGCCTTCTCTAGCTGCGCGCCCCTACTGTCAGTTATATCATTGACAAAGTATATCGCGTCGCACTTGAGCAACTCCGCTATATCGCGTCGCATGTATTCCTCGTAGCTATCGGCTTTCACCGTGCAAGGGTTGAAGCAATCTGGGAAGCGTTTTTCAGCGAGGGCAAAATCGGCTTCGTAGTCTGGATTGTTCGTGATTGCGCCGGATAGGTAGACGCGCTCTCGTCCTTTAATTTGCCACCGCACATTTTCCTCCACCGTACCGCTGAGCTGT